ACTTACAAGAACTAAATCATTATTAAAACCAATACCAACTTATTTAAAAAAGAAAGGTTTATTTTTTAATACAACACAAGGAAATAGTATTGGTAAAAGTTTGTATGAAGATATACAATACTGGTCGCAATTACAAAAAAAGATTGCTCTTCCTGACATACAATTACAAAGAATTAAAGAAAGAATAAAAGGATCAATGAATCTATCATTGAAGTGGTATGATGCATTTAACAATGTATCTGATAGTCAAATAAATTACATGAGATTATTACTACTAAACAATGAAGATCCAACGAAAGACGCAAGAATAAAAGTATCAACAATACATGGTGCAAAAGGTGGTGAAGCAACTAATGTTGTTTTATTTTTAAATCATACAGCAAACACGCTTAAAGGAGCAAAAAAATCTGTATACAAACAAGATGAAGAGTATCGTGTTTGGTATGTAGGTATCACAAGAACTATGCAAAATTTATATTTAATAAAATGTCCAAACAAATCTAAGGAGTTTAAAATATGAGTGACGATCCATACAAGAAACAAGTGTCCGGTACACATTATATGTACATGGAAATACAGCCGGCAGAGTTTATAAATAAGAACAAATTGCTTTTTGCAGAAGGAAATGCTATAAAATACATATGCAGACACTCTCACAAAGGCGGAGTAGAAGACATAGATAAAGCCATACATTATTTAGAAATGATCAAAGAGAGAGATTATAAATGATATTCAAAGCACAAACAGAATGGGTTAAGCCTACTGAGTTTCCTGATTTAAGATTTTGTAATGAAATTGCAATTGATTTAGAAACACATGATCCAGAATTAAAAACTATGGGCTCAGGTTCTGTAGTTGGTAAAGGTAAAGTTGTAGGTATTGCGATTGCAACAGATGGCTATGCAGGGTACTTTCCATTCGATCACGAAGGTGGTGGTAACCTTGAAAAAAGTAAAGTAATTCAATGGTTTACAGATATTTGTGCATCTGAGTCTACAAAAATATTTCATAATGCAATGTATGATATCTCATGGATAAAATCTATGGGTATAAAAGTTAACGGAAGAATTGTTGATACTATGATTGCAGCATCACTTGTTAATGAAAATAGATTTAGATTTGATCTTGGATCATTAGGTTGGGATTATTGTGGCCACGGTAAAAATGAAACAGAATTAAATAACGCTGCAAAAGAATGGGGACTAGATCCTAAAGCAGATATGTGGAAAATGCCAGCGATGTATGTTGGTAACTACGCTGAACGTGATGCGGAGTTAACTTTAGCTTTGTGGAAAGTTATGCAGAAAGAAATTATAGATCAAGACTTGCAATCTATTTTTGATTTGGAAACGGATCTTTTTCCTTGCCTGGTTGATATGCGATTTCTTGGGGTGAGAGTGGACGTTCAAAAAGCTCATACACTGAAGCAACAGCTAGCGAAACAAGAAGAAACATTACTCCAAAAAATAGAAAAAGAAACAGGAGTACAAACTCAAATATGGGCAGCGCGGTCGATAGCCAAAGTCTTTGATAAATTAAACCTGGAATACGAACGGACAGCAAAAACACAAGCGCCTTCATTTACTAAAAATTTTCTTTCTACTCATAATCATCCTTTAGTACAATGTATAGCAAAAGCAAGAGAGATTAACAAGGCACATACAACATTTATAGATACAATTATAAAACACGAACACAATGGTAGGATTCATGCAGATATAAATCAAATTAGATCAGACACTGGTGGGACAGTAACTGGTAGATTTTCTTATAGTAATCCAAACTTACAACAAATTCCTGCACGCAACAAAGATTTAGGACCGATGATTAGATCCCTCTTTATTCCTGAGTCTGGTTGCGAGTGGGGATGCTTTGACTACAGTCAACAAGAACCAAGACTAGTAGTGCACTATGCATCCCTTGATCAAGATACAAGCGTCTTTAGTGTTAAAGATTCTTACGAAGATGGTGACGCTGACTTTCATACAATCGTTGCAAAGATGGCGGACATACCAAGAAGTCAAGCTAAAGTAATTAATCTTGGTTTGTTTTATGGTATGGGTAAAGCTAAACTACAGGCAGAACTTGGTGTATCAAAAGACAAAGCAGAAGAGTTGTTTTCTGTTTATCACGAAAGAGTTCCATTTGTTAAATCTCTTACACGATCTGTATCTAACAGAGCACAGCAACGTGGACAGATCAGAACTTTACTTGGCAGACTTTGTAGATTTCATTTATGGGAACCAAATAGTTTTGGTATGCATAAAGCATTACCGTTTGACCAAGCTGTCCAGGAACATGGACCAGGTATCAAGCGTGCTTATACATACAAAGCACTAAATAAACTAATACAAGGATCAGCTGCAGATATGACTAAAAAATCTATGCTAGAATTATATAAAGAAGGCATTGTTGCACACATCCAAGTACATGACGAGTTGGATATTTCTGTAGAAAATGATATAAAAGCTAAACGTATAAAAGAGATTATGGAATCTGCAGTTGAACTTGAGATACCTAATAAAGTAGATTATGAAAAAGGTACAAACTGGGGTGACATAAAATGAGGAATAATTATGGCTTATTTAAATGCAAACATACCACCAACCTACGCACAAATAAGGAGAGAATATTTATATGATGGCAAAAAACATCATGGAGAAGTTGAAGACTGTATTATCTTTGGTATTAGCTGTATGTCAGGTCGTGCTATTTTATGGCATGCTATTATGGAGAATGGTGCAATCTTTTATCGTCTCCCAATTACGGCTTTTATTCAACGTGATTTTCAACCGAAAAATGTTCCAATTCGAAGACTTGATGAACTGGAACTTTGGAATTCTTTTAGTTATTACCCTGCTGTTACTACTTATGATATTTTAAGTGGACAACATGGTAAATACATAGGCAAAGATAAAAAATGGCATCACGGTAATTATCTATTTACCATTGACTTTGCACATCCAGATTGTAATATACTTGACACGGAACATTCCGAAATACCGCACGAACACAAGTGCGCTCACATAATTGCGTTACATGACGGCAATTATGCGGCACAGCCAAACAATAGAATAATCTGGGATTTACCTTCATTTACAGTCAAAGACAATGTTCCTGACTGGAAAGTGCAAACTAATGAGTGGAGTGTGGAAGACTCAGGCAAATGGATAACAGAAGATACTGATAAGTTCTTCTATGAAATTGAGGAGAAAAAAAATGATTAAAAAAATAAAAGATAAGGCTATGCATTATTGGTCAAATCACAAAGTAGAATCTATTGTGTTTGTAATTTTAGTAATAGCTTTAATTATTAAATAACATGAATTCGTGTAATGTATGTTTTCACCCTTGTCATTGTGGAGAAGAAAATGATTTACACGCGGATGAGTATGGAGTTTGCACTTGTGAAGGGTGTCAATGTGAAAAAAGTGTAGATAAAACATATGAGAATGAGGTTGAAAAAAGTAATGGAGGTTAGTAGGGTGAACTATTGGTTTACAGCAACGTTAATTATTTTATTTGTTATGTTAGCATTTATGCAACCGGCATATCCAGGTTCAACTCAAACTAATACATCAGGATCTAATACTGCTATTGAGGGTGGGTATACATCTACTGCTACTACAACATACCAAACAGGGTCTAGTTCCAATACAACTACAAACTCTACAAGTAATTCTAATGTTAAATCAGCACCGCCAAGTGCAGGTGCACCATCATACAACAGTATGACACAAGATGTTTGTGCTGTGGGTGTATCATTAGGTGTTCAAACATTTGGACTTGGTATTAGTGGTGGTAAGCATGCAATAGATAAAAACTGTGAAAGATTAAAATTAGCAAGAATACTAAATGACTTTGGTATGAAAGTTGCAGCTGTAGCAATACTTTGTCAAGATGAAAGAGTGTTTGAGTCTATGATTCAAGCAGGTACACCATGTCCAATAGATGGTAAGATTGGTAAAGAAGCTAAACAATTATGGGGTAAGTATGATCATGAAAGACCGGACTATACTACATATGTTAAACGTATGAAAGACAGAGAAAAAGCTGACATTGCAGAACAAAAAAGAATTACAAAAGAAATGGACGCTATGGACAAAGCTAAAGCAAAAGAAGAAGCTAAAAATAAAAAAAAGATAGAGTGGAAAGACCCTAGATGATAGACCGTTTTATATATAAATTTTGTGGAGCGATAGATAGTTTTTGTGAATCTATTGCTAACATGCTAGCTGGACCAAGGTGCAAGTGTAAAAAGAAAAAGAAATGAATAAAAAACCAATGAACATATCTGAAGAGGCAGCTGTACAGATGCCGATGAAAACGGTAGCTAGCCTGATCGTGCTTGTTGCAATGGGCGTGTTCGCATACACAGAGCTGACTGCGAGGTTGGTATCGTTAGAGACATCACGTGAGTTGTTTGAAAATGATTTACTTAAAAAATCTGAACAGGTGCCCGTCGATCAGGAGCAACATTTTTTATTAGAAGATTTATACAAGTCCGTAGAGAAGATGGAAGAAACTCAAGAGATGAACATGACAAACAAAGTTAATATAGAATTTTTAAGAGAGCAATTAAATCAAGCCTTAAGAGATATTGAAGACTTAAAAGATAAAGTAAGAGCAAACGGTAACGGAGCACACTAATGCCAGAGTTGATCATAGCCCTACTTATGATTATTAACGGAGAAATCAAAGAACACAGAATACAAGAATCGATGTCAGATTGCCTTAAAGGAAAACGCATTGCGATGAGATCTAATAAAAATAATAATATAAATTACACTTGCATCAAGTCGATGGCCGAGCTCGAGTCGAACATCGATGGGTCAAAATCAATTAAAAAACTTATATTAAAATGAAATGGTTAGTTACTTTTTTAGTACTAACTCTAGTTATTTTTGGTGCAAAAGCAGAGGAAGTAACAACAAATAATCTTATTACAAACGGAAACTTTGAAACAGGTAACTCTAATGGTTGGACTGTAACTGGTGACGTGCAGGTTTTAAATGATTGTTGTGAGTTAAATGGTGTTGCAAGTAATTATGATTTAGAGTTTGGTGACAGTGGTTCTATTGAACAAGATTTTAATTTATCTACAAATACTATAACACAAAATATGCTAGATAATGGTATTACACTCGACTCTAGTATGGATGCACAAAATGGTGAGTGTGGTGTTGCAGGATGTTGGGGTGGGCAAGGTGCTGCTGATACATTTACAAATGTACTTACAATCAAAGACTCTAATGGCAATACTCTTGCATCAAACACTACAATAAGAACTGATACCACAGGTATTGATGGCGCAATCTTTACAGACAGATTAATATATACAGGCACAGGATCTAATGTAGGTAATATAGATATATCTGGATCTGATGCTAATGCTCCTGCTAATCTAGGTGGTCCTAACATAGACAACGTTTCTGTTACTATGACTTACGATACTTCTGTATTAGATGAGGATATAGTAGATGAGATTGGTGAAGTATTTGAAGATTTAGAAGATGTTTTTGAGTATATAGAGTTTGTAGAAATAGAACAAGTATTTGAAGAAATGGTTACATTTTTTACTGAGCCACCTGTGTTAGAAGAAATGATGCCAGAGGAAGAATTATCTTTTGAGCCTATGTTAATGATGGTTGAAGAAATGCCTATGGAAGAAGAAGCTATGGCAGAGGAAATAATGGAAGAAGTAGCTATGGAAGAGGAAGAGATAATAGAAGAGGCAATTGAAGAAGAAGAAATAATAGAAGAACAACAAGAAGAAATTATAGAAGAATCAAATGAAGAAGAAATTAAAGAAGAGAAACCTACTAGCGAGACTCCTACAAAGTCCGCTGTTCAAACAAAAAAGATTGCCAAACAAAAAGCAATACAACAGAAAAAAGCTGTCGTCAAAAATCTTGCAAGAGTAATGGAAAAAGTAGACAAAGATATAAAAAATATATCTAAAAATCTACAAATAAAAAATATAATTAAGATGGAAGCTATGACCAGTCAGCAAGAATCACTCGACCAGTATCAAGCGACTTTATTTTATAAGCCAAAAGATATCTATTTAGATCAATTAAATATAGTAGATAATAGATTAATTTATACAAATAAGAGCCTTGCAACGTATATTCAAAATGATAAGATAGAGATTAAAGCGCGTAAGCTTATGGAGATTAACTCTAGAAAGCAACAGCTTTTAATAGAACTAGAGGTACTTAAAAATGGATAAGATTAAAGGTCAACTAGCAGGCGTAGCCGCATTACTTGGAGTCATCGCAGCAATAGGTGGTGGGTTTGTAAAGTATGGTGAGATCGTTACAAAATTAGATGCATTAGAATCACAAGAACATTCAACAGTTGATACATCAGGTATTGAAAGTGCAATAGCTGTGTTAGAAGAAAAAGTTAACAAATTAGAAAACGCAGACACCTCTCATAGTCATGAAGTTGGAGATCACAAACATGATACTGAACACTCACACACAGTTTCATTAATAAATAAAAAAGAAATAGACTTATTAAAAGTCCAAATAGAAGAAATTAAGGTTAGTACGAAAAACCCACTATCAAACTAAAATGCAACTCAGTCGAAATTTTTCCCTTCAGGAATTAACTAAATCGGATACAGCGATTCGTAAAGGTATTGATAATGAACCTAACGCTGATCAAATAGATAAATTAAAAATGTTGTGTGAAAATATTTTACAGCCGGTACGTGATCAATTTGGCAGGGTTAAGGTGACCAGCGGCTATCGCTCACCTGAGTTGTGCATAGCCATAGGATCAAGTTTGACCAGTCAGCATTCAAAAGCTGAGGCCGTTGATTTCGAATGTATGGGAGTCGACAATGCTGAAGTTGCTGATTGGATAAAACAAAACCTTGAGACAGATCAGCTGATTCTCGAGTACTACACGCCAGGCGAACCCAATAGCGGATGGATCCACGCAAGCTACGTACCGTTTAATCCTAGACATCAATATATGAGAGCGTACAGAGAAGAAAAGAAAACTAAATACAAACCAATTATAGGAAAGGCGGTAGATCTTGTCTAAGAAGAGCACAATATTTGCAGACATAATTAAGAAAGCTAAAATGGTAGATGGAGTTTGTCCACACTGCACAGAACACGCATTATTAATATCTATAGTAAATGATTTTTACAGATGTTTAAATTGTGGTGGAGACATTGAACAAAAAGTAAATGGTAAAATAAGTTACCTACCCATAGATTTAATGGTTGAACAAATTAAAGATAATCGTGGCTAGAAAATTTAAATCATTCGAGACAAGAGATAAACCTAAAAAAAGAGGGCCTCGAAAGCACAAAAAATCGTTGAATAAGAACGAAAAAAGACAAAAACGAACTCGACGTTACAAAGGCCAAGGTAAGGGTTGACAATCATATAATATCCTATATATTATATATATGAAAGGAATATTATGACAGATCAAACAAGATGGGGCATCGATTTGGTGCAACAAAAAAACAAACAGAAAGTATATGCAGAGCAGAAAGAAATGAGAGAAGAAATACAAGACTTTATATCTAACTGTAGTGTATTTAGGTTACAAAAAATGTATGAAAGGATGAAGGAGTTAAAACAATGAAAACAGTTACAGTAAATGTTGAAGGTATATCACAAGGTCAATGGTCTACATTTTTATTAGAACTTAATCTAATGAAAAAAGCCTGGAGATCTTATGGTGTGGATGTAACATTAAAAGCACATAGTATAAATAAAATAATAACACAAGGTACAAGCGTTGGTGAAAAACAAATTAAAAGAAAAAAAAATCACATTACGAAAATTTTTGGATAATGGAATTAATAATACAGAACGACGGATTGTATCAGTTAGTAGTTGTCACAAAAGAGATGACGGAACATATCTTATTATTGGCAGAAGTAGATTGTATGGATCTGTGCGAGATACTAAGACTAAAACTAACAACGTACGCTGACAGTTTAAATTTACATGTCATGAATGATGGCAGTGGTAATTTTTATGGGTGTATTTGTAAATAAAATTTGAAAGCTCAAGGGCGTCCAAATCTTGCCAATGGCATTTCCCTGTACGTTACCGATGACCTGCAAGGGTAGGGACCTGGAGTTTGGCCGGCTGTAAGTACGTGCACGGAAAGCAGCTGGTTTGATATGAATTATATTCTTAAGACCCTGTGAACAAACCACTTTAAAAAAGTTTTTATGTGGTGATTTAGATACTCATTAAAAAAATATCTAATGAATCTTACAACTATAAGAACTGGACTAGACAATACATCAAAAGCAATTAAACCTACATCAACAAATAAATCTATCCAATGGTCCACTGTAGACCAGTTTTTAAATCTTTGCCATTTGTCTTTAGTCCATCTAATCATATTGTGCTTTGTTTTTTACAATCAAAAGCAGTAAACATCTCAAATTCATCTATTTTTTCAGAATTAAAATTTCTTAGTAAATCACCAGAATAGTCATAACCATATAGGATGCATTCATGATATTTATTAAATTCATTTATAGGTGTGGGTATGGGTTTACATTCATTTCCTGGAATACCACTACACATAATCATCATTAAAATATATTTTGTCATTGACTTTTTATATTAATCTCCTATATAGTCATTATAAATAAATGAAAGGAAGTCACAATGACTGATATAACTAAATACAGAAATGTTTCCTTAACACATGAAACATACAAGACATTGATAAGTTTGTCGAAGGTATTATTGCCTGATGCACAACTATCAATTAGCAAGACTATAGAATCTATTGCAAATGAAAAAGCAAAGAAACTTAACGGAAAGATGAAGGAGAAATAATGTTTACACTTACAGAAGAACAAAGAAAACAACTTTTACAGTATATGTGGGCTAGACCTTATGGTGAAGTTGCATCGCATATTGCAATGCTTGCATCATTAGCACCAACAGAAAGTAAAAAAGATGACAAATCAAAAAAAGATTTGTCCTAACTGCCAAGGTAACGGATTTGTTAAAGTTCACAAGTCCGCTAACCCGGCAAATGATACAGTAATGCAATGTACAATTTGCAATTCGAAAGGAGAAATACATGATAAGGAATTTGATGAGTATTTTGATACTCACCCTTTGCTTAAACCACTGCAGTCTAAGCTCAATTGATGCACTTAATATAGGTGCAGCTATATTAGGAGGTATAGAACGTGAATAATTTAATTTTTTCAGATAGATTATTAATTTTTATATCTGCGTTTGCTTTGATTATAACTATGGGTTTTGTTGCAATGATATTAATGGATCTAAATGATCTCTGGGAGGAGTTGGTCAAGTATCAACAGAGAATAGAGAATCTTGAAATGTTAATTATGATACACAACAATGCTATCAATAAGGTTGGTTGTGGCGTATAAATGGTTAAAAAATCTCGAAGAGGGCGTTGAAGTAGAATTAAGAAACGAGAACCAAGCGACAAGGGACCAACACGAACACGGACATAGTGATGGTAAAAAAGTAATTCACAAAGAACGATCACGTGTTCCAAGATTTAAAACAAAGCTAGAAGAATTAATTTGGATAGCTGAACAGAAAGGAAAAAAATGATAGGTGAAGTAGATATAGCATACATTGCAGGACTGTTTGATGGTGAAGGTAGTATTAATATTAGACGTGGCATTGAGAAAAAAAAGAAACACAAAGGTAAAGCAGGGTATCGTTTATCTAACTCTATGAGAATATCTATGGAGATAACAATGACTGACAGATCTGTTTTGATTTGGGTTCATGAAGTGTTAGGTGTAGGAACCCTTAGACCTAAAACTGTTAAAGGACTCAGAAAAGATGGTACACCTTATTTACCTCAATACAAATGGCGTTGCACATTTAGAGATGCCTATCATGTGTGTTGTTTGCTTTGGCCGTTTGCTCATACAAAGTTACCTAAGATACAAGAAGTAATCGAACATTACTCTACGCAAAGTAGAGAAAATGTGGTAAACCTAGAAGAGTATAGACATGTACACAAAAATACTTAAAATTATATACCATTACTCAACAGCTATGACTTCTTGGTCATGGCAGAAATTGTATGGTAATAGAAAAACAGGTTATGGATACAAAAGACAAGGAAAAATTTAACAGACTGCAACAAGAACAACGTGATCTTGATGCGAGTTATAGACAGTCTTTAAAGAATAAGAAAGAACGAGAAGCTATGGAAGAACAAGAAGATAACGAAGAGTATCTAAAACAATTGAAAGACAAGCTGTGAAATGGAATAAACTATACGAATACCCGGCGTCGATGCGGACATCGATTGAAGGTAG